GCTTATGATGCGATTAAATATTTCGTTGTTTAACTCAATGACGTAATCCACCACTTGTTCTGGTGTTAGCTTATCGGCATGATTAGCTGCAATCTGATGCGCCAACGAAATGCCAATAATCTTTTGTTGTAAAAATCCAAACCATTGCTTGTTTCCGGTTTCCGCTTGGTTTACAAGGAATCCAAGCAAATCGTTTGAATCTTTAATCTGCATCTTTTGGCGCTGCTTCTTGCACAGTTACTTGTACAGGGTTCCACTTAGCCAATGCTTGCAAAGCAACCATCTCAGCAGAATCAGGGTCTGCTTTGGTGATTGCTTTTGCCACATCATTAGCGTTGACATTCTGGCTACGCGCCAAAACATCAAGGCTTATGTAACTGCTGGTCATTTCTGCCAGCACTTGCGTTAGGGTCGTCATATTAGGTGCTTGCAGTCCAACCGTACTGGTTGCCGCGAGGATGGATTGTAAAAGTCACCTTGGCTTCTGCGCCTGGCTGACTATCAATTTGCCATTGGCTCACGCGACCATTAAAGGCGTAGTTCACAATGCCTGTACCGTCAGTAGCAGAAATTACAAACGTGCGATCAATCGTGCCGTTGTAAGCATCAGCACGCAACAACAACAAAACTGTATCGCTTGGGTTCCAAGCCGCAGTAATTGTCATGCTTGTTGGGGCTGACTGTGATGGGATTTTGTCCGATTGACGCGAACCAGCAATACCAAACGATGCAACAGCATCATCTTGACCAAATGCAGGGATGGCTTCCACAGGGACTAAGTTGCCAGAAATAGCCAATGCGCTTACGCTTGCGTAAACAGAAAGGTTAGCCACAGTCAAAGGCGTAGGAGTCGCAGAGGGTTGCGCGTACAGCGTGGCGGCAAAGCCAGGTAAAATTTTGGTAGGTAATGCCATTTTGAGTTTCCTTCAAAAAAAGTTGTGAAATTATCTTATGTTGGTACGTCAATTGTGCAATCCAGAAAAATCTGCGCCAATTTGTCTGTGTTGTCGTATGAATTATAAAGCCATTGCACATCTGCTTTGGCAATATTAAACCCGTTTACAGCGCCCCCGAAAAGGCCACTATATCCATGCAATGATTGTAGTATCGAATTTGAAATTGTAAATCCGTCTTCAATTACTTGCGTAAATATTGAAATCTGAAATGTTGGAGTATCAATCCCTTTTACAGATTGATATGAACCCGTATAAACAGGTTGGTGGACATTTCTTAGCATCCACGTTATGAACTTTGGTTGCGTGGCAAAGTTGCGGTTAAAAGCCGCATAAACAGGCACAGGAGCAACGATCTGCTCCAGTTGGTACTGGATTGCCTTGCCATACTGTACAGGGTTCATTTGTGCCATTAGACAGCCACCATAGGGTCGTTGCGAACACAGAGAATAGTAACCGTCATTCGGTCATCTGATTCACGCACATTATCAATGCGCCAATCAAAGCCACGCCAGTTAATTGCATACAAGTTCTGATTATCAATTATTGCTTTTGTGTTTGGCGTGTAATTCAAAGTGAAATTTACAATGTCTGAATAAACACGATATTTGTCAGAAATCTTTACATTATTTGCAACAGATTGAACACGCGCTCTTGTAACAAACCATAAGGTCTGCGCCGTTGTCTGTTCGCCAAACGTACTTTTTGCAAAAGTCAGTTGGTTAACTGTAATGTTTTCAAAACGTGCAATTGCCATTTACATCACCAAAGGCTTGTACGGGCGAAGCAATGTAGACACGCCAAATGGAATGTCCTTAAGCTGATTGTCAGTTGTATTGCTGCGGTTGTTGTACAAATGCGTTAACAATAACAAAGCCGCTTGCTTTACTACTGGATAATTTGCTAATGGGTTAGCAACCGTTGTGTATTCGCAATACACAGGGCTTGTCATGCTTGAATTTAAATCTGTTGGCAAAGTTTGCAAAATTACTTTATTACCAGACGGGTCGTAGTAATAAGTGCTTGCAGATAGCGTTGTCAAAACAGGAACAGTTCCTTGATTCCAATACTTAACCGCATTAACCGTTACACCTGCTTGCGTAGGGTAAAAGTTTTGGCTTACCTCTGGCAAATCCAAAGCCAAAGGCACACCATACAGGCTTGCAGCGTTATACCAAACACGATAAGACGTAGGAAATATAGACATTCCCAAATAATCTTCAATTGCTTGTCTGGTTGCCAACTCAAGGTTGTATAAATAATCGTCTTGGCTTGTATCGTCAAACAAATTCAATTGATTTGTTATCTCTGCCATTGTTAACCAAGACGTAGCTGAATCACGCGAAATCTGTTCGACCTTCGCGTAATTAAACGGATTGCGCGTTGGCGCTCCGTAGTTTAGGTAGCCAGTTGAATCAACGGGCATGATTAAACCCCGACTAAACGAACGCCAGCAAACGGGTTACGCACAGAACTAACCATGCGTTTTTCAGCATATAGGGTAACGAAACCAGCTTGCGTTTGTTCCATTGCTTGCACAGTCATTTCTTCAACGTCAGCAATCGTTACAAATTGAGGCCAGTTAGCCAAGTAAATAGCAAACTTGCCTGCGCCAATAACTTCCATGTTTGAATTTGGAATTACAGGGAAACCAAAAACATAGGCCACAGCGCCACCGTCATTGTCACCAACTTCGGTAAACATAGGTGCGCCACCTGTAGAGCCTTTGAGCTTACGCAAGGCGCTAATTGTGCTTGGGTGCATCATAAAAGCGTTACCACCGCAACACCAATATGGCGCAGGGAAGGCGTTAACCAAGTTCACAATGTCATCGTAGGCAATAGACGCAGCCGCTTGCGATACCGTAGCGATTGAATGGATACCATCTGTAATTGCGTTACCGCTTGTGCCATAAGCAGAAGTCCCTGCGGTTGTATAGAAGTTAAGCCCACGCAAGCCGTTTGTGCCGCCTGTTGTCGTGGTTGTAGAACCTGCTTGATCATTGTTTAAGATCATGGATGCGCCTTCAATAGTCGCAAATTCCATTACCAAGTCTTCAACAATTGTTTCGTTTAGGTAATTAACATCTGACATGACAGCAGTGCGAATTGGCAATTGAGCCGTAATCACGCGAGTTGGCAACGTCCAAATGGTTGTGTCTGTGTCAGGGCTGCCTGTGTTAGGCGTAAACGTATATGTCCAAGGGTTAGTTGAACTAGCGGCATTACCCGTCTTAGCTACAAACTGAACCGCAGAGCCAGATGCAGGGATTACCCTTGCAGCTTGGCGAATTGGGTTTGCAAAGCGCAAAGCCGCAAATGCGTCATCAAAATATGTACGACCACCAACCCCGTAACCAGAGCCAGTAATTGCAGACGCTTCAGTCAAATCAATTTTGACTTGTTTGCCTGTCTCTAGTGTTTGCTTAATGCCTGTGAGGATGCGTTCGGTGATTGTCATTTTGTTTATCCAAATTAGGTTGCAAGAAAAAGGTGGGGGGCGAACCCCCCACCCAAATGGCAACTATTAGTTAGCTGTACCAGTGGAGCGATAACGCACACCAGCGTTAGGATCACGCACAGACGTAGCCAAACGCTTTTCACCAAAGAAAGTAATAAAGCCTGGCAATGTCTGGTCATAACGGCGCATAACCATGTTCAAACGGTCAACGGTTGTGTGGAAACGTGACCAATCAGCAAAGTACATTGGGTACAGGCTAGTTGTGCCAGCAGCGCCCGTTGTAGCTTGTGATGGGTTGTCAAGGTACTTGTTCATCACAACGTCAAAGCCCAACATTTGGCCAATGATGCCATCGGGATTCAATGATTCAACAGAGTTGAAGATTGGACGACCGTTGGTGTCTTGCAGACCACGGATTGCTTGTGCCAAGATTGGGTTGACCATAAACTTGGTGTTAGGAGTCCAATATTGTTGTGGCAATGCGTAGCTTGTGTTGATAACGTCTTTGTATGTGATTGCGTTAGCGCCCACAGTGTTTACGTTACTGGTCAACTGGTCATAAGTAGCCAAGCTGTGCAGGCCGCTAGATGAACCAGTACCAGTTGTACCAAATGCCGCTGCTGAACTTGTACCGCCAGCATAGGTTGCATTAGAACCTGCGTATTGGTCAAGACCGCGCAAGCCGTTTGTGCCGCCGTAAGGGTTTGTAGCAGATTGAGCAGCTTGGTCGTTGTTTTGAATCATCGACAGAGCTTCTGACTGTGCAAATTCCACCAACATATCGTCAACCACGTTTGCTTCCAGACCGTCAATGTCGTCCAATGCCGCAGTACGGATTGGGAATTGAACGTTCAAGTCTTGCAAAACAAGTTGCCAAATTGTTGTGTCTTCAGTAGTGGTTGCACCGTTGTTCTGGATTGTGTAACCCCATGCAGCACCAGCATTGCCAGTTTTAACACGGAATTGATAGCTAGAACCATCGGTAGCAACAGTACGAGACAAACCGCGCATTGGGTTAGCCAAACGCAGAGCAGCAAATGTTGGGTCATACGCAGTACGACCACCTTTGCCGTCACCGCCAGCAGTCAATGCGGACGCTTCTTTTAGGTAAGCATCGTATTGGCTTTCGTCAGCAAACATCTTCAGTTCTTTTTCTACACGGTTGTTAGCTTTGTAGAACTGAGTCAATTGCTCACGAACCGAACGATTCACATCAGTGCGAATTGTTTTGGCGATTTTAATAATTGCAGGAGCTTGCACAGATGCAACTTTGGCTTCTAATGCAGAGACTTTCTCAGCAAATTCGGCTTTAGCGGCTTCAACAGCAGCTTGAGTTTGTGCAGTAACTTCTTCAATCTTGGCAACGTTGGTTGCTTCAATTGCGTCAAGTTTTTCAATAATTTCTTTTGACATGATTAACCTTTCAATCGGGTATTAAGTTGTTTAAGAATCTCGCGCTCATTTAAGGCTTTAAGAATCTCCGTTTCGGTCACATCCACATCTGATTCGCTCAGTTGGGGCGCATTTTCAATAAGTGCAGGGGCTTCACGCTGTTCCATTACTTTCTTGAAGATAGATGCGGCTGTGACCGCATCCTTTTTAGACAGGCTTGCATCTCGCAACGCCCGTTCCAAAACTTTTAAATCAGCAGTTCCATCAGCGCGGAAAAATTCCAGCTTTTGAACGCCTGCTTCTGGGTTATTGGGGTACATCACAACTGACACTTCGCGCAAACCACCTTTAGTAATTTGGAAATATGCCTCATCGCTTTGGTCTGGGTTGCCATCTGCGTCAACCATCATAAAATCTTCAGCATAAGCGCCAACAGAAACGCCGCCAAACATATTGGGTGATTCGCGCATAACTTGGTATAAATCTTTGCCGCTTGTTGTGTTCATATAGATGCGGCCTTGAGCAGACATTCCTTTGCCGTCAAACTCAAACATAGTCCATTCGCCAACAGGGATTGCGTCTGCATCGTGATTGACAAACATGGGAAGTGGACGGCCTTCTTTAGTAAAAGTTTCAGCCCAACTCATAAAAGCCTCTGGCTGATAATTAAAGCGCCTACCGTCTGCGCCTTCACGCGCACCCCATGTAGTTACGATAGCTTCAATTTTACCCGTTGGCTCGGCGTTGCTTTGATTCTCTAGAACCAATTTTGCTTCGCATACCATTATCAAGTTTTGCGTCATGGATTACCTCATCGACTTTTGAACGATCAATATCTTTTATTGTAGTCAATGGCCTGCCTCGTTTTGGAACAGGTTTAGAGTTGTATTTTGTGAGTAATGCTACCATTAAATCAAAATTAACGGACATTTTTATTTACCAATGTTTATTTTAGTTGTCTGATTACCGCCGCCGCCACCTGTATCTTGTGGGCTTGAACCTGCAATTGGCGCATCTGATTTTTTAGCCATCAAGTCATCAGCCCCGTCAATATTTGGCTTTCCAAGATATTCACGCGCTTCGTTAGGGGTCATAATTCCTGCATTTACGCCAGCAACCACGTAATTCATTTGGTCAAGTGGTGCGCCTTTTAAGAAATCTTGTACGTCAAATTCTACACACAGATTTGGGTAGCCTTTAAACAAAGACTGCTTTAGCTTTTGCTGAAGGTTAACCACAATTGGATACATGGTGGATTTATAAAACTCATCCATCATTGTTTGCGTGTTGTTAAATTTTTGGTCGCCAATATGCAACATTGCAGGAGGCACACCATACAAACCGCAAATTCGGTTCATTGTTTGCGCTTTAAGATTGGCTAAATCTGCATCTTGCAAGGTCAGCATCTTTAAAGGCTCGTATTTCATGCCTTGGTCTAGCAACATACCTTGGCCAGGCTTGCTTTGGTCAGTCTGCTGACTTCCCGTCATGCTTGTCCACGCTTCTTTTAGTCGCGCAGCAATTTCTTTGTATTTGCCATCAGGGATTACGTTATCCGTAATAAACATACCGCTTGGTTTTGCACCATTTAGCATTACAAAGTTAGCATAAAGGTCAATATCTTGATCTAGACCAACTAATTCAGCCGCCAAAATGCCTTTGTTAAAACCTGCTGAACCTTGCCACGCCATATCCTTGCAGTGCATGATCTGGTGTGGTGCTAATGGCTCGTCTTTGTTAAAACCATAAGAAGGCGTAGACAAACGGTAGCTTGGGTAGCGCGTAGGCGTAATTTGTACAGCAATCAGTGTGCTGTCCATTTCATACATCTCTAATGGCGTTTGTTGTGAATCTTCTTGGTTCTTTCTCCACCACAGCGTAAACGCTTCACCAAGCAATTCGTGCCACATCATCCATTGATACCAAAACTCATAACTGCTTTGGAAGTTATTAGGGTTTGTCAATAATGAATAAACTTGCTTGGCTTTAATCTTGTCCCTTGCGCCAACAGTTTCATCAGTTAAAGCATTTACATATTCGCCAGCATCATTGCAAGCCATAATTTTGATTGGCAACTGAGCCAATGCGCGAGCTTTTACCGCAACGCACGACATAACTGTGCTATTTCGCGTTAGCAACGATGTGTCTACTGGCCTACCAGCTTGAGTTGTGCTAGAGGTTGTGACGTACAGAATTTGTGTATTTACTGTTGGTCTGCCATTACTGCCCTGATAAACAATATTGTTACCAAGCGCAGTCTGACCAAAAAGAGTATTAGATTCTTTGGAAATACTATCTTTTCTTTTGAATACGTCAAACATTCCCATGATTTCCCCTTAAAAGGTTCTAAATCCAAACCCTGATATTGTAGGGTTATCTAAAGAACAGTGCATTGCAATAATTAAACTGATTATGCCATCAACTTTGGCAGATTTGTCAGCTTCATTCTTACGAACCTTTACGTTTCCATTTACATCTTCATACACTTCGCAGTTTCCAAGCTGCCAGCCAACAAATGAATTGCCATCGTGCTTAATGTTGTAATTCATAAATAGTTTTTCAACGTGCTTGCTTGGATTGCTTAAAACTGCCATTCCCTGACCGACTTTTTTAACAGGAATACCCGAATCGTGCAGCCTTGCTACCAAACTGGCTGCGTTATACGCATCAAAGCCGACCTCTTTAACATCGTACTTAGCGCATTGGGCAATGATGTAGTCGCTAATCTCGCGGTCATCCATCACGTTGCCCTCAGTTACATGAAGAATTCCAGACTGTCTTGCAACACGGAATATGTCGCCGTAATGCTTGGGAATTAGCGCATAACCGTCTTCA